GTCATCTAAGTTAGCTTGACCCTCGACTACTTCATAACGCCCATTGTTTGTTAGGTACATATTGTCTAACAAGTTACGCATTAAGGTAGTCTTAATTAGTTGAAGGTCAGAGATTAAGTCATAAATACTCAAACCATAGAACTTATGAGGCATTGGAACAGGTGTAAGGGAGGAGAAGGGTACACTGTCCACTTCCTCATTGTCTAAAATTTCATCTCCAACCTTCGTTATCTTTCTTAATTCTTCAATACCGTCATTATCAAAGTCAACACGTATGTAACATTCGCTTACCCAAAGGCCATCGTCAATGTCATCATATATACTTTCACCTTCGTGGTTAAAGCGTGCCAGCCTCTCTAGGTTGTAGTCATTCTCCCCTTTAGAGTAAGCACGTTCAAGTTGCTTCTTAGAGTAACCCATGGCAGTTAATTCACCTATGGTCTTCTTTACTTTATGTGCAACAAAACGAGCTTCTTCAATACTCTTAGCATATTTATTAATTAAAAATTCTTCTGGTGGTACGTTCTCAATACGAACTTGTCCACTGTTTATTGTTCTTTTAGCAACCACATCATGAGTAACCGGTTTAGGCATTTCACCCATACCTGGCTCTTCTGCGTCACTAGCTGTGTGCTCTACTACTTCAATTTCGTCATCCATTAGTAGTGCAGTAAATTCTTCTTCCGTTAGGTTCTTGTATTCCTCTCGGGTAGTCTTTGTTGTGTCGTCCCAGTAATGTTTAACAATACCGTTCTTCTGGATTAGTGCGTCCTTAAACCAACTGTAAAGAATAGAGAATCCTGGGTTCTGTCTCATGATAACATAGTTTACGTAGTCAGTAGCTTGCTTAGCCATCTTAACGTCCTCAGGTCCTTGAGGTTCAAACTGTACTACCTTGTCACCGCCAGTAAATATCTTCATTAGGCTAGGCATAATCCATTCAATAACATCAGCTACATCTCTTGTGACAATCTGTGAACGTCCTTCTTGCTCGTTACCGTACTTCTTTCCGTGGTACCGGTCCATAGCATCAGCACGTTGTTCACTTAATTTGGTGGTATTGGTTCCAGAGGCTGCGTAAAGTTCCTGTTCAACTAGTGCACTCAGTTCTCTCTTTGTCATTTTCTTTGCCATAAATTCCTTTTGTTTATATCACCCAACTAAAATCTTGCTTAGGTAGTTCACTTCCCCAGGAGCCTGAGTTACCTGTAAATACAACATCAGTTACACATAGGTACCTGAATGCATCACTTGCGTGTGATGTCCAGTCGTGTACTGGTTTCTGTGACCAAATCTTTTTCTTGTCATCATAAGAGCTTCTGTACTGTAGTAATGAGTCAAGTCCTTTTTTACATTTAGTAGCGTCAAACCAACATTTATATAATGTGTTACGTACTGTGTCAATACCATCCATAACCTTTAACTTAGGAGCTACTTGAAAGTCAATTCCTAAACTGTACGCTAAATCCTTACGGCTTTTACCTGTACTAAACTCTCTGACTACAATGTCGTGTGGGGCAATATGTGCTCCGTACCTATAGTTCTTACTGTTAAGTAAGTCTATGTAGTGTGGTAAACCTTCTCCACTGTTCTCATAGTAGTCAATTATGTTCATTGCTTTACCGTCCATCTGACAGAACCATATGGCTGTACTGTCTGCAACACCTAAGTCCCAAGCGGTAATTACCTGCTTACTAGGGTCATAAGGTACCTTACATACCCTCTCGTCCTCGTATGCCTCTTCTAACTCTGTTGCGTAGTATGCACCTCTTAGTGCTGCTGACCATGAACATTCATACTCTTGCTGATACTCTGACTCAGCCATATCTTGCTGTGCCATCTCAAGCTCTTCATCATCAAGTATACCTGTATCACTAGCTTTAAATAAGAAACGCTTCCAACCTTTCTTCTCTACTGCTGTGTGGTAAATATCATAAAATTCATTCTTTCCTTTAGGGGTACCAATAAATATTCCCCAACCTTTTCTATCTGAGAGTGCAGGACGTATAACCTCTGAGTACATCTTAGGGTTCATCTGTGCATACTCATCAAGAATAACACCATCTAAGTAAATACCTCTCAATGTATCTGGGTTATCTGCACCGTACAGTTGTATACGTGCACCCATGAAGTCTGCTCTAAGTTCAGCCTCATTAAACTTTACATCTGGAAAGTCTAATAGAAGTCTCTTAAGTTCATCCCAAGCAACTGTCTTAGCTTGTTTAAATAGAGGTGCAAGGTAAGCATATCTAGGTGCTTTCTTCCCTACTTGTAAGTCCTCAATGGCTGATTTAATCATTTGATTAATAGCAAATACAGTCTTACCAAATCTTCTGTGGCACACTACTACGTTGAACCTTGCTAACTCACTATGTAGTTTAGCCTGTAATTTCCTGGGCGTATAGGGTATTACAACTCCCTTACGTTTCTCCTCTCCAGTGTTCATTTTATACTCTTCAATTTCCGTAAAGGTTTATGTTTATTATATGAATAGTTTGTATCGGGGTTGTAGTCATAGTCTGTTACTACACCCCCACTTCTCTTAATAGCCCTGTCTGTTGACCTTCCAGCGGCTCCCATACTACCTCTTATCATACCTTTATAAGTATCTGAGCCATCTTTATTCAAATGGCCTCTTCCAATTAATATGTTCTTAGCTAACTCAGTGCTATCCTCTATGCCTTTATCATTAAGTTGTTGGCTAAGTCTTAACCATATTTTTGATTGGTCTTTAGTGTATTTTTCCATCATCTAGTCTAGTATTAGCATCCGCAATGTCTTCTTCAGAGTCGGACCAAGTAATGTCAAAGTTCCTGCCCTCTGTAATAATATGTTGCTTAGGTGTCCAACCACCCTGTGTCTTCAACCAGAAGGTAGTCATAGCAGCAGACTCACCACTCATGGCCATCTTATATGCTACACCTGCTACACTAGCGGTACGTTTCTCACGTGCTGTCTCTAATGTGTGTTGGTAATACTTAGTTAACGTAGCGTTACTGATACCCATTATCTTGCTTATGGTGTGCTGGTCAAGACCAATGATAACCATCTCTTCTACTTTGTCGTAGTCATCATTTGTAGGTACGTACTTCTTACCTTTAGCACCTCGTGTCTTCTTACCACCAGCGGTGCGTGCAATCTTACCGTACCCTTCACCTGTACTCTTCTCAATACGAACAACTACATCTGAAGGTTTCTTACCTGTCCTAGCCGCTACTTCAAGCTTGGCTTCTTGGGTAACGTCCTTCACAAGTTGTTTTTCTTCTTCGGTGCTTGTCAAGTACTTCTTAGGTCTTCCTACGTTATTCTTCATAGACTTAGAAAATTATAAAAAAAATATTATAGTACACTATTATACAGTAAAGTGTATACAAAGGTACTACTTAATACATACATATACAAACTTAGTAATTCCTAGTTTTTTAACAGTGCTGTTTTTTTAAACATTCAAGGATGTTTACCCTTGTTAATCACTGCTTATTTCTAGTAAGTCTAAGTATGTATAACATATATAATATTATATACTATAACGTAATCATACGTGGTATTAAATGTTGTAATTTCCTAGGCCCGAAATCCATAAATTATAAATTTTATATATAGGTGGGTTCTCTCCCGCGGAGAAATTCTACGTTGGGGTATTAGGGGGGGCTAATATTAGGACTTTCTTATATACTGATACTCTAATATATATAACCTTGGTAGTGGCAGGGGTATTCTATATCATGACTTGGTTATATTAGGTAACTCTTATATAGTTATATCAGGAAATGATTATATAATGACTTGGTTATATTAGGATATTAGGTAATGCTTATATAATAACAAAGTATATTAATGTTTTATAATATTAGGTGATGATTATATTAACACTCAGTAATATAGCAGTTTGTCAAGTGTTTTATTAAAATATATTTTTACATAATCATTATGTAAATAGGTGGCCTTTAGGTTGCATTTTATGTTTAAAACTGTATAATGGTTTTAACGGTTGTGCAATTTCGCATGGCTTATTTTTAATAATAATAAAAGGTGGTAAAAAATGGAAACAAATATTCAGTTAGATAGTGAGTTGAATACACTATATCAAGGTTTAATTGCTGAAAATAAAAAGAATGCTATTAATTTTGACAAAGTTGAAAAAATACTCAATACCGGTAAAAACGGTGTAGCACGTATTGAAAAATTAGCGTTAAAATTAAAGAATGGCAATGATAAAACGGCCACTTTAAAGACTTTAGTCAGTCAATATTACACGAAAAAGAAAATTAAATTATCTTTACAAGGTTTGGGCATTAAAGGCTCACCATTTATTGGCAAAACTTTACCCCCAAAAGGTAAAAAGAAAATTAAAACTACGGACATGGAAAGTGTTTTCGATTTTATACCAACCATGAAAGTAAACGATATTGATGCTCTAATTAAATACGCTTTAGAAGTCAAAGCGGGGTTAATTAAAGAAGTTGCCTAACCACTATGTAAAAATTAACAAGGTATTTTAATTAATACCTTGTTTTATTTTTTCTTTTTTATTCTTTTTTATAATAGGGATAAAAAACAAAGGATAAAAAATTGACATTCTTTAAATAATAAGGGATAATGGAATTATTCCAAATAAAGAAACGGATATAGAATTTTACATAACCATTATGTAGATTTTATTTTTAAATTTAAATTAATAATATAGGGGATAAAAATCATGTATAAAAACGATGTAAACATAATTAAAAATCATGGCTTGAATAACGCTGATGGTTTAGTTGATGTTATCCGATTTACTCTTTGTACTATTCAACAGTCATTAAGTGGATGTGATAATCAGATAAAGGATATTGAGAAAAATGGATTAAAATCAAAATCATTATGGGGATTAAAGTCTAAAGGTTTAGAATATTCTATAAACAATAAAGATTATTTATTAAAAGAAGTAAAACTATTAACGGATAACCCTAATGATATTGATACAATTACAAAAGGTGTTGAGTTATTTATGGCAATACCTAATATTGGATTAGTGAAAGCAGGATTTATTATGCAAATGCTAGGATTTAATATAGCGTGTATGGATATGCATAACATTAAAAGGATAGGATTAAAGTCTAACGCTGTAAACATACCAGCAACCCTAAAACGTACCACTAAAATTAAAAAGATTAAAGCATATATACAACTCACACAGAAAAAAGGTACGGAATATTGGTGGGATAGTTGGTGTGACTATGTTGCAGGTAATAGGGGCAACAAAGAATTAGATACAGGTACAAAAGTAAGTGAGTACCATATAA